ATGAAGAAGCTCTTGATTGCGCTCCTCTCGACGACCCTCGTCGCCCTCTCGTTCGCCCCGATTGCGGAGGCCAAGTTCAGGGGTTTCGGCGGCGGCGGGTTCCGCTCCAAGCCGTCGTTCAGCCGCACCTACACGGCACCGAAGCCGACCTACCGGCCAGCGCCCAGCTACCGACCGACCACGGTCTACAACCGCACCACCGTCGTTCAGCAGAAGTCGGGCGGCGGGATGTTCTCCAACATCGTCGGGACGGTCATCGGTATGAGCCTTTACGACTGGATGTTCGGTTACGACGACGACAAGCAGGAAGGGGAGAAGTGAGACCCCACCGAAGTGGGGCCTCCTTGCTCAGTTCATCATCGCATAGATGACGATCAGTAGAGAGACGATCTGAGAGAGGTTCGCACCCACCTCAAGTGTCCTAAGCAACATATGCGGTCGTTCCTTTCTTTGGCCCTGGAAAGGGCAAAATGTGACCGAACCTCGGGCTTCTACGTCGTCACAAACACCGTATCTACCCAGTAACGAGCGCCGATCTCTTGGGAGTTAGACCGACGCACGCCAGACCCGAGGCTGTGCCGCAGCGTGTATTCTATGTTTGTTCTGGTCTAGTGCAGCGGGATAACATTGCCCCCGCGCCTGTCGCCTTTGCCCGTTGTTCGTCTGATCCACAGGGTAGGCGGGTGATCGGTTGTAGAAACCCACTCAATCTAGCCTTCACCTTGACCGGTTTTCAAATAATCTTCTCCCGTACCCGGTCGAAATCGGGAAAGTCCATCATGATTCGGCACTCATAGGGGTCGCACTTCTCGCACCGAAACGGCAGGGTTCTCCGGTCGCGGGAGTGGCCGTATACGCCCGCCAAATCCTTCGAGAGGAATGGGGCTTGTCTCCCGCAGCTCTTACACTCCACGACCACGATCAGTTTGTGGATCGATGCCTTGCCGATGGTGTCGATATAGCTCGCCAAGGAGAGAACGTGACGAAGCTCACAGGTAAACGCGCCGATCTGGTCATCGTGGACGATATTGGCGAGTTCGTACCATCCCCCGAACTAGCCATCCTCCGACAGCAGGGTGACGGCTCACCATGCAATCCCCGACACCAAGATTACTCGGTCAGGTTCAAAGGGTGCATCGTCGCCCAAGGGCGCCGGGTTTTGATGGAAAATATCTTTAACCGAATCAGCGTCGGTTCACTTGAAGTGAGACGAGATTGAGCCGCTTCCGAGTTTCCAAGGGGCAAGACTAATCTTTGACCTTTGCTCGTTGATGTATCTGAGACAAACGCGATCCACGACTGTGCCGAGGACGAAATGCGGCGGAATACCCCAGTCAATAGGATGATCTTGGTAGTGTTTGGTAACAGCTTCGTGGAGCATCTGTGCGGTTAGCTTCAATTCAAGAGCGCAACTGGTGAGCGCATTTCTTTGGGCGGCTAGCCAAGCTGCCTCGTCAAACGGACTATACCCCGTCATCCGGTCGAACACTCCTTGGACGTACATGGACTTTGCATAGTTATCCAGTTCGCTCCACTTGGAAAAATTGTCCCTAAATCCAGCCTCACTGATGTTTGCCCCGCAGACAATCATCAGACAGACGCCGACCACTTGCTTTCGAAAGCGCACCGAGTTCCCTCCATCCAATAAGCTCAATAGGACATGACAATTCACACTGCAGACTTTCAACGTCAAGTCGAACTCGAAATTGACATGAGCAACCTTGGCGCTGCCCGGTTTGCCTCCCGCGTCAACAAGGAGATCGAGCAGGAGCGCGGCGGTGAGACCAAGGCGGTCCAATGGCTGATCAAGCGGGACATCAACGCCGTGTCCGAAGCGATCCGGCTGTTCGTCGAGGAGGTCTACTCCGGTCGCCCTGGCCCCAAGGCCGTCGCTGCCAAGCTGATCCGAGACATGAACCCGGATGTGGTCGCCTTCATCGCGATCAAGTCCTGCCTCGGTCGGCTGATGTCGAAGACAATCACGCCTCTGACCAACCTCTCGCTGCACATCGCGTCGGCGCTGGAGAATGAAGCCCGGTTCGAGCGCTTCGCGATCCTGAACCCCGGGATGTTCGCGAGGCTCGAGAAGGATCTGAACGAGGACGGCGCGACCGAGCAGCACAAGCGCAAGGTCCTGATCTACGCGATGGGCAAATACAACATCCCGTGGGATCGCTGGACCCGGAGCGACTGTGTCCTCCTCGGTTCCAAGATGGTCGAGGTCGTCGCGAACGCCACCGGCCTGATCGAGTTCAGCCTGAACCAGACGGCCTTCACCGGCCATTACAAGGACCAGCATCAGGTCTTTCTCACGGAGAAGGCCAGCGATTGGGTCAACAGTAGCCTCCTGAGGGGTGAACTCATGTTTCCCTATTGGATGCCAACCGTGATCCCACCGAAGGAATGGACCGGGCTGACAGGCGGCGGCTACCACTCGGATGCCGTCCGTCCGCTCGATCTGGTTCGTCGGGCCCGAAAGGAGCACAAAGAGCTTCTGATGGCCTCGGACCTGACGATGGTTCTCAAGGGTCTGAACGCGATCCAGAACACGCCATGGCAGATCAACCGGCAAATCCTCGACGTAATGAAGCAGCTCATCAAGGCTGGAACCGGGGTGGCCGGGACGGTCCCGCTCAAGGACGTCGACATGCCGGTGAAGCCGTGGGACATCGACACGAACCCGGAGGCCCTGCGCCAATGGAAGTGGGATGCCCGGGACGCACACGCAGCGAACTACCGGCGTCGGCAGGACCGGCTGATCCAGCACGGGCTGATCGAACTGGCGGAACGCTTCAAGGACGAGGCGGCGATCTACTTCCCGCACAACCTCGATTTCCGGGGGAGGGGCTATCCGGTCCCGCTCGTGCTGAACCCGCAGGGCTCCGACAACGTCAAGGCGCTTCTCCGGTTCGCCGAGGGCAAGCCCCTTGGTGAGGACGGTAGGCGCTGGCTGGCGATCCAAGGAGCGAACACCTTCGGGGTCGACAAGGTCGCCTTCGACGAGCGCGTGACGTGGGTCGAGGAGAACACCAGCAAGATCGTCCGCTGCGGTCTGAACCCGCTGAATGATCTCTGGTGGACCGAGGCCGACAAGCCGTGGTGCTTCCTCGCGTTCTGCTTCGAATGGACCGAGATGCTCCAGTGCGGGATCGACGGGCGCGAGTTCCGGTCGCACCTCCCAATCGCCCAGGACGGCTCCTGCAACGGGCTGCAGCACTTCTCGGCAATGCTCCTCGACAGCATCGGGGGCAGGGCGGTGAACCTGATCCCGGCAGACAAGCCGCAGGACATCTACCAAGCGGTCGCTGACCGTGTGATGGAGAAACTGCGTCTAATTCATTCCACTGTCGGAGAAGGTCCGTTCGTGGAAATGAATGGGCCCGAGGCCGACGACAAGAAAAAGAAGGGCCCGACCCGGGAAGAACTCGGGCGCTGGGCCCATGGCTGGCTGGCCTTTGGCATGGACCGCAAGATCACCAAGCGTCCTGTCATGGTCCTGCCTTACGGCGGAACGCCTCGGTCGTGCCTCAAATACGTCGAGGAGGCCGTCATGGAGAAGATCAACGGTGGCAAGGAGCACAACTTCGGTGATGAACTCAAACGCGCAATCTCTTGGCTTTCCAGCCTCGTCTGGGAGAGCATCGGCGACGTTGTGGTTGCCGCAAAGGACGCGATGGGATGGCTCCAGAAGACTGCCCGACTGTCCGCCAAGGCCAACAAGCCCCTCTACTGGCAGACGCCGTCCGGCTTCGTGGCCTACCAGCTCTATCCCGAGGTCAAGCATAAACTGATCAAGACGCGCATCAATGGCGCAATCGTCAGGCTCAGCAACTACGAAGAGACGGATACGGTCAATGGCTCGAAACAGTCGACCAGCATCAGCCCCAACTACGTACACTCCATGGACGCAGCGGCCATGGTCCTCACCGCTGCCCACCTCGCCGAGGCCGGGATCACCAACCTCGCGATGATCCATGACAGCTACGGTACCCACGCCTGTGACACGACCTTCCTGAACACGGTCCTGCGCAGGGTCTTCGTGGACATGTACCGGGCTCGACCGCTTCAGGCTCTCAAGGAAGAGGTCCTGCAGCAATGCCCCGAGATCGCCGATGATCTGCCCGAGCTTCCGCCAGACGGAACTCTCGACCTTCAACAGGTCATGAAGTCCGATTTCTTCTTCGCCTGAACCTCTCCACCAACGGAGAGATTGCGAGGGTGGAAGCAATAGGGACAACAGTAGCGATTTCACCAACGAAACAGCATCACCAAGGATTTCTCAGAATGAACCAAGGTATCACCATCCGCCTCGGCGCTTCCCACAACAGCCTCACGGTTGCTTCGAATGGGCTGGCCTTCGACATGTCCGCCATGGACAAGACCGAGCGGTATGAACTGCGCCGCGCCCTGATCGAAGGGCTCAAGACGACCGGCTACTTCGGCAAGAAGGAGCAGCGCCGCGCCGTGTTCCGCGCCCGCCAGAAGGGCCGCGCATGACAACCGCCCTCATCATCACCCTCATGATCATCACGTACTTCATCATCAACGAAAGGTGGCCCGATGCCACGGCTTGACCGAGACGCCCTGAACAACGCCAACCGGAAGTCGGTCGCGATGGCCACACTGCAGACCCTCATGGGTTTGGAGAACCACCCGCCGCACATCCAAGTGATGGCCGCTGCTGCCGTCTTCCTCTCGCTCGCCGATCATCTTGGTATTCCTGCTCAGGAAGCCTTCACGGCGACGACCAACCTCATCAACGACACCGAAGGCAAGCGCACCGAGTTCCGCGCCCTCGACGCCTACATGAAGGGAGAAATCTTCCATGGCTGATCGTTTCAACGAAGGCGAAATAGTCGTCTGCATCGACGCTTCCGGCAAACACTCCCTGACCGAGGGTAAGGAATACCGGGTCATCTGCGTGTCGACATCAGGCGGCAGCATCCAGCTCAGGAACGACCAAGGCCGCAGGGTTGGTGCCCTGGCCCGTCGCTTCAAGAAGGTCGAGCAGAAGTCGCAGCGACAGGCCGAATACGAGATGAAGCTGGCGCTCTATGCAGCCTCGGGTGGTCTCTACCCGTACCCGGAAGCACCGAAGAAGGTCCCGCGCTCCATCAAGATCGACCCGCGTGACGCCAAAGCGGCTCTCACGAAGATGCTGAAGGAAGTCTACGGCATCGACGCGACGGTCGAACAGGTGATCGGCGCGATGGACAAGTCCCTCGAACTGGTGCTCGGCGCATGACCCGCGAACTGAAAGCAGCGATCCTGCTCTGGAAGCGTGGCCAGCAGATCGACACCGCCCTTCACGCAACGCTCGCGGCCCAAGGTTATGTGGTCGCCAAACTCGAACGGCGTTACTGCGCCTAAACCCCTCCACACAAGGAACTATTCCCAATGGCAAAGAAAGAAACCCCGAAGTACCGCACCCCGCGTGGCATCGCAGTCTACCCGCGTCTCGACAACCCGGACACGAAGTACAACAAGCACGGCACCTACTCGGCCAAACTGAAGCTCCCGGTCGCTGAGGCCAAGCCGTTCATCGCGAAGCTGCAGGAGCTTGCCAAGCCGCACTTCGGCAAACCGCTCCCGCTCAAGAAGAACCCGTGCTGGTTCTACGAGAAGGTGACCGACGAAGAGACCGGCGAAGAGAGCGAAACCGGCTTCGTCATCTTCAACCTGCAGGTCAAGAACCGCGAGGTGAAGGACAAGAAGACCGGCGAGCTGAAGCTCTGGGATCGCAAGCCCGTCCTGTTCTCGGCCGCGGGCAAGGTCGTCAAGAAGGCCCGCGTTGGCGCTGGCACCGAATACGCCGTGACCTTCGAAATCTACCTCGGCAAGGACAACGACGGCAATCCGACGATGCAGCTCCAGCCGACTGCGGTGCAAATCTTCAAGCTGGTCGAGTACGCATCGGGCGGCGCTTCGGTCAACCCGGCTGACTACGGCATCGAAGCCGAAGAAGGCGGCTGGGAACCCGAGGAAGACGACGGTTCCGACGACAGCCAGGACGAAGGTGGCAGCGACGGTTCGGACGAAGGTTCGGACGAGAGCGGCGACGAGACCGAGAACGAAGACTTCTAATCTTTGGCCAAGAAGTCAGCGGCACAGGTCGGGGCCCTTCACGCGTTCCGATCTGGCCTTGAGGACGTCAATGCTCGGTTCCTGACCGAATGGAACGTCACGGTCGAGTACGAGCAGTACGATCTGACCTACGTCAAACCGGCGCGAGAAGCCCGGTACACACCCGACTTCATCCTCCCGAACGGCATCATCGTGGAAACGAAGGGCCGCTTCCTCACGGAGGACCGGCAGAAGCACATCCTGATCAAGAAGCAATACCCGCAGCTCGATCTCCGGTTCGTCTTCTCCAATCCGAACACCCGCATCTCCAAGCAGTCCAAGACGACCTACGCCATTTGGTGTCAGTCGCACGGCTTCCTCTACGCCTCCAAGGTCATCCCGCAGGAATGGCTCGCTGAGCCCAACGACCCGGTCAGGCTGGAAGCTCTCTCCGAAATCCTCCGCAAGAAACCCGCCAAGAAAGGCAAATGATCATGAAGTTCTTCCGTCGTCCGAACACCGACCGTGCAATCGCTGGCTTCTCCAAGGCTCTGACCGAGCTGGAAGCCGTAGAGGCCGCTGAACAGGCCCGCCTGACGAAGATCGCCACGAAGATCGACCAGCTCCGCGACGAGCAGGACGAGACCATCGAGCGCCGCGAACGCGCCTCCCGTCTCCGCGCCAAGTTCGCCGACTTCCTCGCAGCCTGATCCACCTCGCTCTGGCGGGGGCTCTCGTGGCCTCCGCTCTCCTGCCGATCCTCCTCGACCTCAGCCTAAACAAGGACACATCATGGCTCTGAAATCAGTCGACTTCTTCTTCCTCACCCTCGGTTCCGTCGTCGGTATCCTCGCGATCCTCACCTCGGCGTATCCCGCAATGATCGCCGGGTACCTCGTGCTCGTCCTCGCGTTCGCCATGGCGTTCGTCGTCGCACTTCACGAAGGCAAGCCCTACTACATGGTCCGCGAAGGCACGAAGGTCTTCCTCGCTGTGGCGCTGGTCGTCTGGGCGCTCGCGGTTGTCGCTTCGGCAACGCTGGCGGTGTTCGCCTGATGCAGCTCATCCCCCTCAGGCTGAGCCCCAACCACGACCTTCTCGGGGATTTGGACGCCAATCTCGCAGAAGTTGACGCGCTGATGCGCCTCCTCGGCGTCGGCACCTACTGGATCGCCGGGGGTTACCTCCGCGACCGTGAGGCCGGGATCAAGCCGAAGGACATCGACGTGTTCCTCCCGGGCGGCGAGCCCTTGGAAGAAGCACAAGGCATCCGCTACGACCTCGCCCATACCTGCGTCATCCACCTCGGCGAAGTCGAAGTGAACTTCATCCGACTGAACCACCGGCACACGCTGGAGACGGTTCTCGGTCGCATGGACATAGGCATCTGCCAGATCGGCAGGGACGAGAGCGGCACCATCGTCGCCACCCAAGCCTACATCGACGACGTTCGGAACAAGACGCTGACAGTCCTCGAACCGCCACGCACCGAGCACGACACGGATCACATCCGCCGCGTTCGAGCGAAGTTCCCTGATCACCGTGTCATCTACTGCGCATAAGGACCAGCCACTGACTGAGAAGAAACTGCCGACCCTGATGGAACTGATCGACCGCTACGTTCCCCGGCACACCCGGGAAGAGGTCGTCGAGATGTCCATCCGGTACGAGGAGCGCATCACCGCGCTACTTCGCACCATCCACGACTACCACCAGCGCTGTCACGCCTTGCAGGTCCATCTGGCCGAGCTGGAGGAAGAATACGCCAAGAAGACCATGATCCCGGCCAGCTACGGGAAGCTCAGCTCCCAAGCCGAGTTCCTCCCGCACCAATGGGCGAACCGGTTCACCGTCTGCTGGCGTCCCGATCCGATGATGGCGTCGATCACGGTGGCACAAGAGCCGATCCGCAAGGAGGAATACCCGAGGCTCTTCGAAGCGACCATGAAAGAGTTCGAACGGGGTGTAGTCCACAGGCTGACCGAGCAGCTCAGAGGCGAATACGCCAAGCTCTACGAAGCATCCCGACCCAAGTGAACTCAGAGGACAGCGAGTTCCTCCACCACGAGCCGTGCCCCAAGTGCGGATCGGAGGACAACCTCGCACGATACACCGACGGCCACGCCTATTGCTTTGGCTGCAATCATTATGAACCCGGAGACAAATCGATAGAAAGAGACGAGGCTCCTCGCGAGAGGAAAGACCTTGGTCTGATCGCCGTGGGCGAGCCAACTGATTGGCCATCCCGTGGGATCACACTCGAAAGCGCCAAGAAATGGGGCTTCACACGATCTGAGCTAGGCGGACAAGTCGTTCGCATCTTCAACTACCGAAACGCTCATCAACAGATCGCCGCGCAGAAGGTGCGCTTCCAGAAGAAAGACTTCCGCTTCCTCGGGGATACCGGGGAGGTGGGTCTCTACGGGATGCACCTCTGGAAGGGCGGCGGCAAACGCATCGTCATCACCGAAGGCGAAATCGACGCCATCTCCGTCAGCCAGGCACAGGGTCACAAATGGCCCGTCGTCTCGATCCCGACCGGGGTCAAGGGCGCGAAGAAGGTGCTCAGGAAGAACCTCGAATGGCTCAACCAGTTCGAAGAAGTCGTCCTCATGTTCGACATGGACGAACCCGGGCAGGAAGCCGTCAAGGAATGCTACGACCTGTTCGTCCCGGGCCGCTGCAAGGTGGCCATGCTCCCCGAGGGCTTCAAGGACGCGAACGACATGCTCAAGGCCGGGAAGGTCAAGGAGATTGTCGACGCGATCTGGCAAGCCAAGGTGGTCCGCCCTGACGGCATCGTCAACGGGGCCGACATGTTCGACCTCGTCAACACCGAAGACGACCTGATCGCCCAGAGCCTACCCTTCGTCGGTCTCCAGACCATGATGCGGGGTGTCCGCCTCGGCGAACTGATCACGCTCACCGCAGGTTCCGGCATCGGCAAATCCGCGGTGGTCCGAGAGATCGCCTACCACCTCCTGTCCATGGGCGAAACCGTGGGCATGATGATGCTGGAGGAGAACACGAAGCGCACGGCCCTCGGGCTGATGGGCCTCGCTGCGAACAAGCCGCTCCACATCGATCGATCGGCAGTGTCCGAGGAGGAGTTCAAGTCCGCCTTCAACAACACGCTCGGTACCGGACGGCTGTTCCTCTACGACCACTTCGGTTCGACCGAGATCGAGAACCTGCTGAACAAGGTCCGCTACCTCGCCAAGGGGTGCGGGTGCCGGTTCATCGTGATCGACCACCTCTCGATTGTCATCTCCGGTCAGGAGGACGGCGACGAGCGGCGCATGATCGACAACGCGATGACAGCGCTCAAGGCTCTGGCCATGGAGTGCAACGTTTGCATCTTCCTGATCTCGCACCTGAAACGCCCGAGTGGCGACAAGGGGCACGAGCAGGGGGCCGAGACCGCCCTGGCTCAGCTGCGCGGCTCTCACGCCATCGCCCAGCTCTCCGACTTCGTGATCGGACTGGAGCGCAATCAGCAGAACGTCAACACGATCACGCACAACGGCAAGACGTACACGATAAACAACGTGACTACCCTGCGCATCCTGAAGAACCGGTTCACCGGGGAGACGGGACCGGCTGGTTGGCTGCTCTACGACAAATCTACAGGACGTCTCTACGAGCTGATGGAAGACCCGACCGAGAAGAAGGATGGGCCGACCGGAGGTTCCGACTTCGACAATGACGACGACGATGACGGCGACGTGCCGTTCTGATGCAAGACCACACGAATGAGGCGCTGCCCTCGAACCTCAAGGTCTCTCGCAAGGGAGGCCAGCTGATCCTCACCACACGCACGGCCACGATCTACATCGACGCTTCCCGCTGGAAGGAGGTGGTCGCGGCCATCACGGAGGTTTCTCAATAAGCCAAACCGATAGCTCGTTCGAGTGGAAGATGCCCGATGGCACTCCGCTCAGCGAGCATCAGCCCCAAACGCTCGTCTTCGACATCGAGACGGACGGACTAATCCCCGAGATGACCATGGTTCATTCCTTGGTCGTCAAGGATGCGAATACCGGCGAAGTCTGGAGCTGCTCCGACAACTTCTGGCTCGACCCGGCGACCAACGAGGAACATGCCTACGTCTCCGTCGTGAGCGGCCTCAGGCTGCTGATGGAAGCTGACGTGATCGTCGGCCACAACGTCATCGACTTCGACATCCCCGCCATCCAGAAGATTTACCCGTGGTTCAAGCCTCGGGGCATCGTGCGTGACACCATCGTCATGTCCCGGCTCATGTACGCCGACATGCGGGACGCCGACTTCCGGCAGCTGGACAAGCGGAAAGGCGAGGGCAAGCTCTGGATCACGCCGAACCTCTTCGGTCGCCACTCGCTGGAGAGCTGGGGCCAGCGCCTCGGTATCTGGAAGGGCGACTACGGCGACATCCGCAAGAAGGAAGGCGTCAAGCTCGGGCTCAAGGGCGAAGCGCTCACGGCCTACGTCTGGGACGTCTGGTCCCGCGACATGCAGGATTACTGCGAGCAGGACGTCGAGGTCACCGCCAAGCTCTGGCACCGGCTGAACAGCAAGGGCTTCTCGGAAGAGAGCATCTCGCTCGAACACGCCGTTCGGGCCATCGTCTCCCGGCAGGAACGCTATGGCTTCGCCTTCGACGAGAAGAAGGCGGCAGGGCTCTACGCCAAGCTGGCCGGTGAGAAAGCCTCGCTCGAACAGCAGCTCGCCAAGGAGTTCGCACCGTGGTTCCGGTTCGAGGAGGAAGTCGAGGTCACCTCGGCTCGATCCGTCAAGCGAACCGATCTGGACGTCACGGTCACCATCCGCAGGTTCTCCGAGAAGACCGGCAAGGAGCTGGCTCCGTATGTCGGCCCGGTGCGCGAGCATTACGAAGTCGGCGCGGTCTATTCCAAGGTCAAGCTTAAGGCGTTCAACCCTGGCTCCCGGCAGGATATCGCCAACCGCCTGATGACGCTCTACGGGTGGAAGCCCAAGGAGTTCACCTCGGACGGCAACCCGAAGGTCGACGAAGAGGTTCTCAAGGGCCTCAAATTCCCTGCCGCCAAGACCCTGTTCCGGTACCTGCTGATCCAGAAGCGGATCGGCCAGCTCGCCGAGGGCAAGGAAGCGTGGCTGAAACACGTCCGCAACGGGCGCATCCACGGGCAGGTCAACACGAACGGCGCTGTGACGGGTCGCATGACCCACAACAAGCCCAACGTCGCCCAGACACCCAGCAGTAGAGCCCCGTTCGGACATGAGTGCCGCGAGTTGTTCTACGCCTCGGCTGGGAAGCTGCTGGTCGGTTGCGATGCCGATGCCTTGGAGCTTCGCGATCTCGCTGGCTACATGGCCGCTTACGACCAAGGCGCGTACATCAAGACTGTCCTCGAAGGGAAGAAAGAGGACGGGACCGACATGCACACTCAGAACGCCAAGGCGCTCGGGTGTGATCGCGATACGGCGAAGACTTGGTTCTACGCCTTCATCTACGGTTCCGGCGACTTCAACCTCGGGTGCATCCTCGGTGTCACCGGGTCGAAACAGAAGGTCACTTCGGCTGGCCGTGCGGCTCGCCAACGGTTCCTCAAGGCCCTCCCGGCGCTCAGCAAGCTGATCGACGCGGTCAAGAAGAAGGCCCTCAAGCAGGGCTACCTCAAGGGTCTGGACGGTCGTCTCCTCTACGTCCGCTCCGAACACGCCGCTCTCAACACGCTCCTGCAGTCTGCGGGTGCGATCCAGATGAAACGTGCTCTCGTCATCCTTGACACGCAGCTCCAAGAACTCGGGCTAACCCCCGGTGTTCATTACGAGTTCGTCGCCAATGTCCACGACGAGTGGCAGATTGAGGTCGATGAAGACAAAGCAGACCTCGTCGGACGAACAGCAGCTAACGCTATTCGCCTCGCCGGGGAATACTACAACTTCCGCTGCCAGCTCGCCGGTAACTACGACACGGGAAGGAACTGGGCGGAGACACACTAAGACCTCGCAGAACAGCCCGGGCTACCTCTACGTGGCCGTCAATCCGGCTTGGCCCGGGTACTGCAAGGTGGGCCTCGCGCTCGATCTAAATAACCGGCTCCGACAGATGCAAACCAACTGTCCGCACCGGGATTATTCCTTCTTCACCGTCAGGGAGTTCCATGATCGCAAACAAGCTGAGGCAGTTCTACACGGCCTTCTCGATGGTTACCGGGTTCCCGGGACCGAGTGGTTCAACATACATCCAGAGGAAGCCGCTGGTCTGCTATGGGCCGTCGCTCGCCGGGATGCTCTCGCAGAGGGACCGACAGGCGATGCAGGAGAACCTGACCGACAAATACGGGATCACGCAAATTGAAGCCGATGATTAAGAAACTCCTGTGCCGCCTCGGTGCACACCGGTTCATCAAGATGCCGGTCAAGTGCATCACCACCCCCACTCGCAACATCATCGTCTGCACGAGCGTCTGCTCGATCTGCGGCTACAAGTCTGATTTTTAAGGAGAACTTTTGAGAACACTGCTGATCGACGGAGACATCTTCGTCGTATCAACCCTGGCCACCCACGAAGTCGAGACCGACTGGGGTGACGACCAATGGACGCTCCATTGCGACGTGAAGGCAGCGAAAGCTGCGATCCTCCAAGCCATCGAGAATATCAAGCGTGAGCTGGACGCCGACGATGCGGTGATCTGCCTGTCCATGGGCGAAACCTTCCGCCACCGCCTGTCGCCCGACTACAAGGCTGGCCGGGGTAGAAAGCCGGTCGGAACCGGGGAGGTCAAACGCTGGCTCATCGAAGAGCACGGCGCGAAGTTGAAACCCGGGATCGAAGCCGATGACACGATGGGCATCCTCGCGACCCATCCGAAGCTCATCAAGGGCGAGAAGATCATCGTCAGCCAGGACAAGGACATGCTCACCATCCCGGGCAAGCTCTACCGGGGCGGGGAGGTCATCGACGTGTCGCCGGGCGAGGCTCGGTACAACTGGATGATGCAGACACTCACCGGGGATGTGACCGATGGTTATCCGGGGCTCAAAGGCATGGGCCCGGTTAAGGCGGCGAAGGTGCTCGACAAGGTCGGACCCGACGAGGACCCGTGGCCAGCCGTGGTCGCAGCCTACGAGAAAGCCGGGATGACCGAGGAAGACGCGCTGCTCCAAGCCCGTCTCGCTCGCATCCTTCACTGGACCGACTACGACTTCAAGGCGAAGGAGGCGATCCTGTGGCAGCCGTGAAGTCGGACGGGGGCTCGACCTCCTATTATAACATCCCCGAGTACGCGACCGATTTGCAGGACCTGATCGAGCACAAGCGTATGGAGTTCGGCATCGGGAACATCTTCAAGGCTTGCTATCGGCTGGGCGAGAAAGACGGCACGTCGAAGCGCTATGACCTCAACAAGATCATCTTCTTCGCACAGCGCGAGTTAGCAAGGATGGATCGAAAAGGATGTGATGCTAAGACGGCTGAGGGTACCCCGACGCCAACTCACGGATAACGTCTCTCAGCGAACCCTCGACGGTATAGGCAAGGTGGCCATCCCCATTGGACAGAGCGAGACGAATAATCGTCTGTCCGTCCGTATAGGGCTGCACCGCGACGACCATCGCCGGGTTGATTGCGACAAGTTGGTCGCGTCCGCCGACGATCATGAATGCGGGGTAGTTCATCAAATTCTCCTCAGTTGAACACCCCAATACCTAAGGTTGCGGAAAGAATATTACAAGATAGGGGCAACAGTAGCATGTCTCAGGATGCCTTAGACAAACCTCATGTTTCCAAACAGCTGGTTGAACACTTGGAGGCGGTCTACTCAGGCCGTCTCTCCGAGAACCTGCTGACCCTTTCAGACCGCGAGCTTGGCTCCAAGGTGGGCCAACGCATGGTCGTTGACTACCTCCGGGGCCTCCTCGAACAGCAAGAAGAGGAGAACATTCTACTTGTGCCCACCTAAGAGGCCCAAAATTCAGAAGGCCGATCCCGTGATCGCGCCCCCGCCGCCAGCCGCTGACGTCCAGAAGGCTCCGGTTCTGAACGAGGCCACAATCCCGGCTGCATCTGACGGTGCAACCTCCAACATCAACCGCAGGGGCCGCTCGTCCCTCGTGATCCCCCTGACCAACACCCGGCAATCCGGGGTTAACGTTCCCCGATAAACGTTGGCTGAAATCGAGCAAGTCTCAGCCAAGGCTCTCTACGACAGGCTTGTCACCGACCGCGACCCGTATCTCAAAAGGGCGCAAGAGGCGGCAGGACTGACGGTCCCGCACCTGATGCCACCCGATGGCGTCTCTGCGTCGACCGCGTTGGAAGAGCCCTCGCAAAGTCTGGGTGCCCGGGGTGTGCGCCATCTGGCATCGAAGATCCAGCTCGCACTGTTCCCCATCAACACTCCCCCGTTCAAATACGAGATCGATGACATTGGCGTTCGGCAGCTGACCGAGGGCCAGGGCAAGAACGGGGAAATCAACAAGGCGCTGGCCGAGCGCGAACGAGCTGTCGTCACCGAAATGTACGGCTCCGTGTTCCGCCCTGTGTCGTTCGAGGCGTGTCGTCAGCTGATCGTCGCTGGTAATTACCTCCTGTATATCCCGAAGGAGGGACGCCCGAGGGGCTTCCGGCTGAACCAGTATGTCGTCGACCGCGACGGCGCTGGCAACGTCCTCGACACCGTCGTGAAGGAAAGCATGTCCCGCGAGGCGCTCCCACCGGAGATCGCCGCAAAGCTCGGCCAGACCGAACAGAAGGACACCGACCGAGAAGCCAACATCGACATCTACACGCACATCCGCCGCGTCGGTGACAAGTTCGTCGTGACGCAGCAGATCGATGACGTGGATGTTGCTGACGGTGGCGAATACCCGGTGGACGACTGCCCGTGGCTCGCGCTGCGCCTGACGTACATCGAAGGTGAGAACTACGGTCGTGGCTTCGTCGACGAATACATGGGCGATCTCACGGCGCTGAACGCGCTCACCGAAGCTCTCCGCGATGGTACCGCCCAGTCCGCGAAGGTCGTCTGGCTCGTCGCCCCGAACTCCGTCGTCAAGGCCCAGCAGCTCGCCAAGGCCAAGAACGGTGGGTTCGTCACGGGTGAAGCCAACTCGGTCACCCCGCTGCAGGTCAACAAGCAAGCAGACTTCGCAGTCGCCGAACGTTTCATCGCTCAGCTGATCGAACGCCTTTCCTACGCCTTCATGCTCAACAGCGCCGTCCAGCGCAGCGGGGAGCGTGTGACTGCCGAAGAGATTCGGTACATGGCCAACGAACTGGACCAAGGGATGGGCGGCATCTACTCGCTGCTCTCCGAGGAGTTCCAGCTCCCGGTCGTCCGCCTCTACGAGAAGCGCATGGAGCATAACCGCAAGGTTCCTCCGCTTCCCAAGGGTGTCACCAGCGTGAAGGTCATCGCCGGTCTCGACGCTCTAGGCCGAGGCAACGACCTCCAGAACCTCGACGCTTTCATCGCCGGTCTCGGCCAGCTGTTCGGGCCGCAGGAAGTCGCTCGCCGGATCAACGCTGGTGAGTACATGACGCGCCGTGGTGCCGCTCTGGGCATCGACACGAACGGCCTCGTCCGCACCGACGAAGAACTGTCTCAAGGCGATCAGACGGCTCAGATGCAGCAGATGATCGAGAAGCTCGGTCCTCAGGCAATCGCTCAGATGGGCGGTATGGCCAGAGAGGGCATGAAGCAGGAAGCAGCAACAGAAGGAACCTCGAATGGCTGATGAAGCCCCGAAGGTCGAAACCACGACCAAGGCCCGATCCAAGGCCAAACCCGCAGCGGCACCTGCCGTTGAAACCAGCAAGCCCGTACACATCAGAGAGGACTATTGATGCAGATCGCAGCAGCCGCAGCAGTGACGCCCGAAGCAACCACCCCGGAAGCATCTCAGGTTGATCCTGCTGCTGCCGCTCTTGCCGAAGCCGCAGCCGCCGCCCCAGCCTCCACCGAGGAAGCACTCAGGGCCAAGTCTGAGGAAGCAGCAAAGGCGGACGCCCCGGCTCGACCGGAGTGGCTCCCCGAGGAGTTCGAGAGCCCGGAAGACTTCGCCAAGGCATTCGCCGACCTGAAGGCTGGCAAGTCTGCCGAAGCTGAGACCACGGCTGAACCCGAGGCCAACGCCGAGGAGAAGACCGAAGAGAAGCCCACGCCGGTCGTGGACGTCAACGCGGTCAGCGCCGAGTTCGCCGAGAAGGGCGAGCTGTCCGAA